GGAGAAACGGTTAACATGGCTACAATATCAGTCGACGCGAGATTTGGAATTTTATCTAAATCTGGAGCCGATGCTAAGAAAATGTTTACAGACAAGGTTGTTCCTATATCCGTTAACTACCCGTTTTTCTTTAAACCCATACAAGACGGTATGGACCGCCCAAAAACTGAACTCGCATATCGCGTCCCCGCATCAAAGCTTACTCGTAAAAGCATTACTAAAACTACAGAAAGAGACGATATACTTACCGGCCTTGACACCACGATTGACTGGAAAAACACAGGTGACAACGCTTATGACGGGGAAAAACTTAAGCTTCTCGTTCATGATGAATCAGGTAAATGGGAAAGACCAAATAATATCCTCAACAACTGGAGGGTTACCAAAACAACATTAAGATTAGGTTCTAGAATTATTGGTAAATGTATGATGGGTTCAACCTCGAACGCATTAGATAAGGGTGGTGAAAACTTCAAGAAATTATACAATGGATCAGACGTTACAGCGAGAAACGCCAACGGGCAGACTAGTTCAGGACTCTATTCTTTGTTCATTCCTATGGAATGGAACTACGAAGGATACATTGATTCTTATGGGTTTCCTGTATTCGATACACCCGAAAAAAAAGTTTTAGATGTATACGGAGATACTATAAAAATAGGTGTATTAGAGTTTTGGCAAAATGAAGTTGAAGGATTAAAAAATGATCAAGACGGTTTAAATGAATTTTATAGACAATTTCCTAGAACAGAGGAACATGCTTTTAGAGATGAAGCTAAAGAGTCTTTATTTAATTTAACAAAAATATATGAACAAATAGATTATAATGTAGATCTGCGAAACACATCGATAATTACTACTGGTAGTTTTCAATGGGAAGATGGTAAATTAGATTCACGTGTTATATTTATACCAAATAAAGATGGTAGATTTAAAATATCTTGGGTTCCGCCTTATAATCTTCAAAACCGTGTGATAGTAAAGAATGGAAGTAAATATCCAGGAAATGAACATTGCGGAGCGTTTGGTTGTGATAGTTATGATATATCAGGTACAGTTGATGGTAGAGGTTCTAATGGAGCTTTACATGGTTTAACCAAATTCAGTATGGAAGACGTACCTCCTAATCAATTTTTTTTAGAATATATATCTAGACCTCAAACGGCAGAGATATTTTTTGAAGACGTTTTAATGGCGTGTGTATTTTACGGCATGCCTTTGCTATGTGAAAACAATAAACCTAGATTACTATATCATTTTAAAAGAAGAGGTTATAGAGGGTTTTCTATGAATAGACCAGATAAGATTTGGAATAAATTATCAGTAACAGAGAGAGATATAGGTGGAATACCTAACTCTAGTGAAGATATAAAACAAGCTCACGCAGCAGCTATAGAAACTTACATAAATACAAGCGTCGGCAAAACAGAGCAAGGTTATGGTGATATGTATTTTCAAAGAACACTAGAAGATTGGGCTAGATTTAACATAAACAATAGAACGAAGCACGATGCTTCAATAAGTTCTGGACTGGCTTTGATGGCTTGCAACAAAAACAGGTATATACCATCAGCTAAAAAAGAATATAAAAGTATAGACTTAGGTATAAAAAGATATGACAATAAAGGTGTTACGTCTAAAATGATAAAATAAATGAATATATACACAAATACTAATAGTGCATTTCCTAGCCAAGTAGTTAGCGACGAAGAAAAAGCAAGCTTGGAATACGGTATACAAGTCTCTAGAGCTATCGAGCAAGAGTGGTTTGGCCAAGGTAGAACTAATGGTAATAGATATTTAACAAATTGGAATAATTTTCATAATTTAAGACTATACGCAAGAGGTGAGCAATCAACTCAAAAATACAAAGATGAATTATCTATAAACGGTGATTTGTCTTATCTTAATTTAGACTGGAAACCAGTTCCGGTTATAGCAAAGTTTGTTGATATTGTCGTAAATGGAATGTCTAATAAATCATATGATATTACTACTTACGCACAAGATCCTTTTTCTGTAAAAAACAGAACAGACTATGCCGCTGCTGTAGAGCAAGATATGAATACTAAGAAAGCTTTGTTAAATTTTCAACAAGAAATGGGCGCTAATTTATCTAAGACAGGTAGTTTAGAAGCTTTACCGGAAAGCAAAGAGGAGTTAGATATTCACATGCAAATGACTTATAAGCAAAATGTTGAAATAGCTGAAGAAGAAGTTATAAGTAATGTACTAGCTTTTAACAAGTATGATGAAATAAAAAAGAGATTAGCAAGTGACTTAGCTGTTATAGGAATAGGTGCTAGTAAAACTAGATTTGATAGATCCTCTGGTATAATAATAGAATATGTTGACCCTGCAAATATGGTTTACTCATACACAGAAGACCCTAATTTTCAAGACATATATTATGTAGGTGAGGTTAAAGCTATAACTATACCAGAGTTAAAGAAGCAATTTCCAGACATAGACGAAACCGAATTAAAAAGAATTCAGCAAATGCCTGGTAATAGGCAATATATACAAGGTTGGGGTAATTACGATGAAAATACTGTTCAGGTAATGTATTTTGAATACAAGACCTACATGAATCAAGTTTTTAAAATAAAATATGGAGAAAACGGTCTTGAAAAAGCTTTAGAAAAAACAGATGAATTCTCTCCACCACCAAATGATAACTTTGAAAGAGTAAGCAGAACTATCGAAGTTCTTTACACTGGAGCTAAAGTTATTGGTACTAATACAATGCTGGAGTGGAAATTGGCTAAGAATATGTCAAGGCCAGTTGCTGATAGCACAAAAGTAGAAATGAATTATTGTATATCTGCTCCTAAGATGTACAAGGGCAGAATAGATTCTATAGTGAGTAGAATAACTGGATTTGCAGACATGATTCAATTAACACATCTTAAATTGCAACAGGTGATGTCTAGAATAGTGCCTGATGGTGTATTTTTAGATATGGATGGTTTAGCTGAAGTAGATCTTGGTAATGGAACAAATTATAATCCAGCAGAGGCTCTTAATATGTATTTTCAAACAGGTTCTATAGTAGGTAGATCACTTACTCAAGACGGTGGGATGAATGCAGGTAAAGTGCCTATTCAAGAATTATCAACGTCTTCTGGTCAAGCTAAAATACAAAGTCTTATTGGTACTTATCAATACTACCTGCAGATGATTAGAGATGTAACAGGCTTAAATGAAGCTAGGGACGGAAGTCAACCAGATAAAGATGCTCTTGTAGGTCTACAAAAAATGGCTGCAAATGCCTCTAACATAGCTACTAAGCATTTATTAGACGCAATGCTTTATATTACAATAAGAACATGTGAGAATATAAGTTTAAAAGTTGCTGATGCAATACAGTTTCCGCTAACTCAAAGTGCTTTGCAAAATTCTATAAGTACTTTTAATGTTAAAACTTTAGAAGAATTAATGGATCTTCAGCTTCATGATTTCGGTATATACATAGAGCTAGAACCCGAAGAGCAAGAGAAACAAATATTAGAACAAAATATACAAATAGCTTTGAAAATAGGTGCTATAGCTTTGTCTGACGCTATAGATATAAGGGAAATGAAAAACTTAAAGCTAGCTAATCAGTTTATAAAACTTAGACAAACGCAAAAAATAAGAAGAGAGCAAGAGGCTCAGCAAGCTAACATACAGGCTCAAGCTCAAGCGAATGCTCAGCAAGCTGAACAAGCCGCTATGAATGAAGTTCAAAAACAACAAGCGCTTACTCAAGAAAAAGTTAGCATAGAGCAAGCTAAATCTCAGTTTGAAATTCAAAGAATGCAAGCAGAAGCTCAAATAAAAAGACAGCTTATGGCTGAAGAATTTGATTATCAAATGAAGTTAGCTCAAGTAAAAGCTAATTCAGAAGGAGCAAAAGAACAACAAATAGAAGATCGTAAAGATAAAAGAGTAAAAATACAAGGAACACAGCAGTCAGAGCTTATAAACCAAAGGCAAAATGATTTATTACCAACAAACTTTGAATCAGCTGGTAATGATGCCTTAGGTGGATTTGGTTTAGAAGATTTTGGTCCAAGTTAGAATTTTAATTATTTAATTATATTATATTATGTCAGAAGTAAAAACAAATGAACCTGCAAAGCAGGAAGGTGATTTTAGCTTAAAAGGTAAGTCTAAAAAACCAAAACAATTAGGCAATAAGGAGCAAGAAATTACAAAAGTTAATTTTAAAGAACCTTTAATAGATACGCCTTCGGATATTACTAGAGTAGTAATTCCAAATGAAGAAGAAAAACAAAAAACAGATGCCATTCAAGAGCAAGAAACAGAGAGCGGCGTGCTACGCACAGAACAATCCGAAGTGGGATTGCAAGAAGTGGGACAGCGAGACGAAGACAGCACTGAAGATGGTGATGAATTTAACGCGCTGCAAGAAGTAACGGATGAAGAAGTAGCTGACGTAACTAAACAAGCTCAAGAAGCTATTAGAGATGAAGAGGTATTAGGAAGAAAATTACCTGAAAACATAGAGAAGTTAGTTTCTTTTATGGAGGAAACAGGCGGAACTGTTGAAGACTATGTTAGGTTAAATGCCGATTACTCAAGTATTAATGAATACACTTTACTAAAAGAATATTATAAAAAAACAAAACCTTATCTAGACTCTGAAGACGTTGATCTAATATTAGAAGATTACGACTATGATGAAGAGCTTGATGAGGATAAAGATATACGTAAGAAAAAAATTGCGTTTAAAGAAGAAGTTGAAAAAGCTAGAAGCTTTCTAGATGAAACCAAGAGTAAATATTACGATGAGATCAAGTTGAGACCAGGCGTAACTCAGGAGCAAAAGAAAGCAACAGAATTTTTCAATAGATTCAACGAAGATCAAGAGCAAGCTAAAAAGCAGCACTTAGATTTTAAATCTAATACTAATAAATACTTTTCTGATGATTTCAAAGGTTTTGATTTCGATGTCAGTGGTAAGAAATTTAGATATGGGGTTCAAGATACTGACAAAGTTGCAAAAAGCCAATCTAGTATTAATAATTTTGTAGGTAAGTTTACAGACAAAAAAGGTAATTTAAGCGATGCTAAAGGTTACCATAAAGCTATTTATATGGCTAGTAATGCAGATGCAATTGTAAATCATTTTTATGAACAAGGAAAGTCTGACGCCATTCGCGAGGTTGTCGACAAATCTAAAAACATTTCTAATAGTGCTAGAACCACTAAAGGAGATGCGTTTGTAAATGGTTTCAAAGTTAAAGCTATTAGCACTTATGATTCTTCAAAACTTAAGATTAAAACAAAAAAATTTAACTAAAAAACAAACATTATGGCTTTAAGTCCTCAGTTTGGGTCAATAGTCCCATCTCAAGCTCAACAGATCTTGCAGAATAACTATTTACAATTTAACGGTGGAGCAAATGATTTTGCTCAACAGTACTTACCTGAAATCTACGAACAAGAAGTAGAGCGTTATGGAAACAGAACATTATCTGGATTCTTACGTATGGTTGGGGCTGAAATGCCAATGACATCTGATCAAGTAATTTGGTCTGAACAAAACAGATTACACATTTCGTATAATGGATTTTCAATTGCTGCTGACGCTGCTGGTACTGGACCAAACGTTATAACGCTTGCCGCTGCAGATACAAATGTTGTTTCTTTAAATGATACAATAGTTCTTTTAAATCCTGCAAATGGTGCAGAGGCTAAGGGTTTTGTAACAGCTTCTAACACAGCTGCAGGAACAATAAGTGTACAATGTTATAATAACTTAGGACTTGTTGCTCAAGGATTTATGGCTGGCGCTATTGCACTTGGAACAGGTGTAAAGTTATTTGTTTACGGTTCTGATTATGCTAAAGGTTCTAACATAGCTACAAATGCTGCTGCTGCTGGAGCGCAAGCTGCTAACACAAGAGTATCTGTTCAACCTTCTTTCACTCAATATTCTAACTCTCCTATTATCTTAAGATCTCAGTATACTATCTCTGGTTCTGATATGTCACAAATTGGATGGGTAGAAGTTGCTACTGAAGACGGAACGTCTGGATTCTTATGGTATTTAAAAGCTGAATCTGAAACAAGATTACGTTTTGAAGATTACTTAGAAATGAGTATGGTAGAAGGTGAGTTTAACAATAACGGCGCTGCATCTGTTGCGATTAACCCAGGAACACAAGGTTTATTTGCTGCTATTCAAGCTCGTGGTAACGTAGAATTAGGATTTACAGCTTCTGCTGGATTAGATGAATTTGACGCTATCTTAAAGAACTTAGATACTCAAGGAGCTATTGAAGAGAACATGTTATTCTTACAAAGACAAACGTCTTTAGATTTTGATGATATGCTAGCTTCTATATCTGGTGGATTCGCTGGAGGTACTGCTTTTGGTTTATTCGAAAACTCTGAAGAAATGGCTTTAAACTTAGGTTTTAGTGGTTTTAGAAGAGGTTCTTATGACTTCTACAAAACTGACTGGAAATACTTAAATGATGCTTCTACTCGTGGTGGAATCGTTGGAGTTAATTCTATCGAAGGTGTATTAGTACCTGCTGGAACTTCTACAGTTTATGATCAAATTTTAGGAACTAACATCAGACGCCCTTTCTTACATGTAAGATATAGAGCTTCTCAATCAGATGATAGAAGAATGAAATCTTGGTTAACTGGTTCTGCTGG